GGCCATCCCTTTTTACTTGATAGAAAATAGTTGAACTTGGTTTTTAGAAACCAATAAAACACGTGTCAAAATAAGTTCTCGGCAAGTTCATACGTCTTCTCAAAAACAGACGGCTTGCACGGGTAGAATTCTCCATCTACACCTTTGATGATGTAGTCGCCGTAAGTGGCATATACACCTCCTTCCAGCGTATCGATAAAGGCACCTTCGAGATAGCCGTCACGCCATGATAGCGTGATGTGTCCTTGTGCGAAGTCGATGATCTTGTCGCGGTTACTGAAGTTGAGCTGCATGGCCTCGATCACGATCGGCTTCTTCTTGTAATGGAGTGCCATCTACTGGCCTTCCTTGGTCTCATTCAGGCATCTAGCTTTTAACCAGTAACCGAGCTCATTGATGTATACGGAATCGCTTGGTACGTCTACTTTTCCAACCGTCATTTCATGTGGAAAAGCGAAGCCCGATCCAACATTAAGGATCTGATCTTTCTTGCCATCACGAGCGTCCACTTCATCAACATCTTTTGACGGGATCCAACCGCCGGCGACGGAGTTGTAGATCATCTGATTGGCAACATCAACTTTCTCGACAAGCATACCGATAGAGCGGACCTTGCTTCCTACTGTCAAGATCTGATCAGGCAAGTTGCCTTGCACTTTGTTTGTTGTAGGTTTTGACCCGGCCATCATAGCCTTTACGTCTTTCACGATCTGAGGCATACGGGCATGGATCCATGGGCCAGGACATGTAGTAGCGGCGAACATACGATGCTCTGTGAAGCTTGCGTTAGGCGTACCATCATAGCTTGGTGTGATGCCGTAGCGGCGACAGATATCGGCGCATAACTCGATCAGCTTAGTATATGCCGCGTCTGAGATGCTCCAGGTAGATAAGTTGTTATCGGCAACTTCGATGGTGATTGCTCTCTGATCGTTCCAATTGGATGAACTTGTCCATGCTCGGCAGTTCTCATCTACGTAACATCCGACACGGCCGTCGGAACCAATACCATAGTTGCTTGATGCTTGTCTTGCCGTGTTCTGGAAGACCGCGCCGCACTGCTCGATGGATAAGTTTCCAGCCATGTGATGGATGGTAACCTTGCTTACCTTGCAGACACGTTGACCGCTGTGATTTGGGGATAGGATGATCTTGTTAGTTAGACTGCTATGCATACTACTTACCTTCTTTCTTTTCTTCTTCTTTATTGTTTGAAAGTTCTTCTTTTGCTTCGTTGCCTAAATCTTTAAATTTGATATCTTTCTTTTCTGCCATGTTTACTCCTCTTCTTTCATCCTTTTCAATATCTTTTTGATTTCTTCTTCTGTTAATTCACTGTTCACTTCGTCATTGACGTTATTGATGACCTTCTTGATGGAACGTGGTATCGGTGCACCCATCTTATCGGCATTCTCCATCACGCTCATCAGTTCCATGAGGATGATATAAGCGGAGATGCCCGACATGATGTATCTAGGCAAGCCTAAAGAAAAAGATAGGACCTCACCAATGACAAGTATCGATATCTCACCGACCTTCTTGGATAGTCCTGTCCTCATACGTCTAGATTGGAACGTCTTGGACGCCCAGGCGTAAATGGTACCGGTCACGATATCCACGGCCATCAATGAAAGAGGGGCCACCAGGACCCATGCTTCATTTACAAAGTGAAAATTGGTCAGGATGTCAATTCCGTTCGGCATCGTCCACCTCTGGCAAACCACCCAAACTTGTAAGCAGTGATACCAATCCGGCCAAAAGGCTTGCAGATAGCACGACTTTCCAATCAACCGATTCAATCATTGTTGATGCACCGATTGTACCAACTGCCGTTTGACATACTGTTTTAATAGCGCGTGTAAGCGATGCATCCCACCACTTTTTTGATTGTAATTGATTCATAGTTTATACCTCTTTCCATCCTGCCGGATATGCTTCCGGTGACCAGACATTATTATCAATAATAGATTCATATATCTTGCCATTATATTTGACCTTATCCCCCTGTTTATAAGGATTGGTGCTATCCGGCTGTATCCATTCCTTGATATCTTCCGTATTGACGATACCATCTTCGGAGACCGTACATGTCAATATCTCTGCAAACAATGAAGAAGCTTTATCCGGTGCCCAGTCATCCTGTGATGTATGTGCCTGCAGTACCTTGTAAAGCTTGCCGTCGTATACGATACGCTCATTGGCTGTATATTTTGTTCCGGTCTTCCATGTATCGAAAAGCGTGATATGTTTGGACGCCGTTTCATCCGGCAATGCTTCTTTGATAGCGTCAAGTGCTTCATTGATCTTTGACGCACTTTCAGCCAGTCTATCAATCGTGTTCTGCTTCTCTTCCTCGGCTTTTTTTAGTGCTTCTTTCTCCTGCTGTTCCTGCAGATACGCATCATATGTTGATTGGTCAAACTTCACATGCAGATTGCCATCCGTATGTGTATATCCGATATATCCTTCTATCTTGGAAAAATCAAAAATCGTATCATCCAGGATCGCTTCCTGATTGATATCATATGTGCTCATATTGGATATAGCAGTGACCTTGAAAACATTAGATCCCTGTTTATATTCGCATGCGATATATATTTTATTTTCCATTGGATCATTCCTTTCAAATCAATAAAAAAGGGCTATTGCTAGCCCTGTACAATATTAAATTGTCTTTGTGTAGTAAATCGTCACATATAGGTTACGACCGCTTTTCGCGGAAAAAGAATCTGTACCAGTAATTGCTATAGTCGTTGGACCAATTCGAAGTCCGACGGTCTTATCGGTTGCCGCTCCTGTGATTGGGAAGCGTATATAAGAATCACCGTCACAATATACTGCTAAGTAGTCAACTATGGTGTCGATGTTAGAAATACCATGACTAAATTTGATGGTGTTGTTCAATGGCTGATTTTCCCATTTTTTAGTAATGGCATAAATCTTCTTACCATCAATCCATGTAGCACCTGTATCATGCTCTGCGGTACTGTAGGACATGTCTGCATCTGTAATAAGTTTATATGTAGTAGATTCTGCCTTTGCATTGATCATTGATTGCTATCTCCTTTCACGACAACTTTGGTGTTACCGGACATAACTGCGTCCTTCCAGTCTGAGATATCGCTCACGTTGTTAAGAGCGGTGCCAAAATCCTCAATAAATTTATTGATTTTCTCATGCCAGTCCGACTCGCCTTTTACGAGCTTGTAATCATCTAGATTTACTGCCATTATTTATCCTCCTTTTTCAGTGTTCCACTAATCTGAATTCTTTTGATTTCTCCGCTTATCGTCATTGCCATGTCACCTCCGGGGTCAGCACGAACTCACTGCAAGACACAACCGTGTACACATCTCCACTTTCGAGAGTAAGTTGAACATCGTAGCAGTAGCTACCTAATTCAAGGTCATGCGTATCGATCGGGTCCAGCTTGAACGTATTGACCGTGCCATCCGATTTCACATCTTTTTCGATCAGAATCTTTTCATCTGTATATGACTTCTTTACCGTGAATAGACATGTTTCTGCATCTGTAACAAGATGATTCGTTCCATCTTCGTTTGTAATTGATACATCAATATTTTGCGTGTCGCCGCGCACCATCATGATCTTATTGCTCATCTAAGGATCAGAGCTCCTGACCTTGCGCTGTCTTTGAACACGACAGCATATTGGCCTGTTTTCACCTTGTTGATTGAATCGACCGTCAAGCTAACCCCATTGCTATCGACAAGAACTTTTGGGCTGGCACTGACCTTTGTATGATTCATATCCGTGTGTTCGTATGAGCACATGACATGTACAAGAGATGTACCGCCGCATGTAACATTTTCAACTGAACTGCATCCGGCACCTCCGTCAAACAAGTATAAGTCAACCGTTGGATAACAGTTCATTTCATGATCAATCGTACCAATGACAATAGATTCTGTTTCTTTTCCTGTTTCTAACGCAGAGATGCGTGCAGATAATTTTGCCTCCGTCGTATCTTCAATCTTCTTATATTCCGATTTTGCGATTTCCGAATAATACTTCGCGTTATCTGTATCTTCTCCAACTCTTCTTCCTGTACCACCTTTTGCCCATGAGTTTGAGATGGTTGACCAATATTTGGCGTTATCCGTATTTTCGCCATCTCTTTTTCCAGTCTCGCCATGGGCCCATGATTCCGCCCATTTGTAACCCTCATTGATCAGCTTATCAACTTCTGCTTTGGCCGTCTCATATGGGTCATCGTAATGGGTCTTAACAGATGGTGAAATTTCCAGAATAACTGGATAGTAGCTTACGACTTTAGTCAGATCATCCTGGTTATATACGATGATCTGTGCCTTGTACTTTCCAGCTTTCCAACTGATCTGTGTATCGACCCAAAAGCGCACGATACGATCATCAATGGTATCCGCCGGGCAGTGCAAAACATTGCCAAGAGATGTTTCAACATCAACATATACTGTTTTGTATTTTAGATTTTCTTCGACTGCAATACGGACCTCATAATTAGAATCGTACTGCATCAATGGGATCGTTATATTCTCTTCATGGTTTGATAGATTGATCCTGTACATAGGCATTCCTCCTTTCGCTACTTGACAACGAGCTTTGTGATAATACCGTTAACGCATGTGATATAGATATCTGGCTTGCCAACAAAATTAGGTCTTAGTACAAGCTTTGGTGCTACAAGGCTCATGATATTAAATGCTTTACCAGTCGTACCATTAGCACCGTCACCTTGATTCTGACCAAAGTATTGACCGTTATAGTACATGGATACATGACCGTAGGGATTACCCGCAAATTGGGTGCCATCCCAGAAACAGATATCGCCGTTCTTGTATTGCTGTCCAGTCACGTTCTTGCAATAAGATGATAGCCCGTTTGATTGCCACCCGGATCCAATATCCCAGGCATTTCCCGATATCCTGGAATGACCGCCCCACATGACATATACGTTAAATCCATCTACACACTGTGCGCCATATGCGCCGTCTACATCGTTCCAAGTGCCATTGTATTTGCTGACAAAATCTTCAAAATTTTTTGCCATTATTTGACACCTGTAACTACGCCGTTTACCACAGATATCGATTCATCAACTTTATAGGTACCATTCAGGCCTCTGGCTCCGGAACCGCCGTGGATAGATACAAGTCCAGCACCATCAAAACGCAACTGCTCACCACCGTTTGATAGGACAACCATGCTTTCTGTGACTGATACATATCGAGAAGCACTATTTTGCAGAAAGGCACCATTGCTATTTATGATGACTTCATTATCACCGCATTTAGCTAGAAAATTTCCGTTATTGATTAAGACTTCTATATTTCCAATTTTCCAATGCGCATTCCTTACAGATTCGATGCCACCGTAAAACTGTCCTATAAAGTCAAGTATCACGGAATTTGACCAGTCCCAGTCATTTCCAACCTGTTTCCTTGTTACTTCAAGTCCTTTCGTGCCTAATGCCATCGCTCCCCAAGTCCCATCATTGGTCTTGTTTTCGACTTTGATGGACTGCACATCACCTTGATTCATGGTTGTTTTAGATGCTACATTCTGCGCATTGAACCCATCAACCACACCAGTGATAGCTTTTCCTCGTATTGTGTTGGTCCTGCTGTCCGTAACATTTGACACAGTTCTCTGCGTTTTAGCTGCACTTTTGAAAAAATTTTCCTGATAATCACCAAGCTTTATATTCGTAACCAATCTATTTGTAAAATCAACGGTCCTTTCAATGACCCTTGCTGTTGTCTGTATTCCAAGTACGTCATTATATACATCGACCGAATCTCCCAGGTTTAGTGAAACCAATGGCTTGATATCTGCGTATTCAGGCAGTGAAGAAATGTCAATCAAATCGATGTCATATGTAATTGTAGGCATATCAATATGATTGACCGTGAATTCTTTTAGAGCCCGTTTACGCAATTCATCATAAAATTGTTCTCGTGTATCACATATGATCGTGCCAGCACTTTCATTTGTGGACGCATCCTCTTTGAGCTTGATGTCAGAGTATTCAACTTCATAGGTGTTTTTTAACGAATAGGGAAAATTGTTTGGCGTCTTAACAACGTCTTGATACCAAACGCCATCTATTTTTTTAGCCAATCGGTTGCCAAAGGCATTGCCGTCTCTATCACCGTATCCTTTTGGTTGCACCTGTTTATACGTGTTAGACAGGTCAACGGTATATTTGATTCCTGTCATATTTACACCCGTTTGGATGCGTATCCTATTTTCTTTTGATTTTGTATCCAGTGTTTTATATGCTCTTATCTCATAGTTATTAAAGATGATTTCAGCATTCCACACGTTAACAAAGGAAGTATCGCTATCACCAAATAATGCATCAAAATAAGTAATATAACTCCATGCTGTTGATGCAACAGTGTCAATATTTGACCACGCTTTTAACTCGGATGATATATAGTCCTTTGTCCCATATACCCTTACAGGTGCTTCAACAATTTCTTTCAAAGCTTCTTTACCGGTTTTATTTTTGTAGGAAACTTCAGAACATCGTATGCATCTTGAATCATAGAATATTGGATATGCTTCACAAGTGATCAGATATTCCGTCTTTTCGCATTTCATTACCCGAAACACCTGCATATCTGCAAAAGCATCCGCATCCGGCGCATTTTCACGTGGATTATACTCAACACCAATTAGAACATCTTCCTTAATGATGCGATTATTATTAACAGAAAAAGGAATCTCCATGTGAAGATTCCATAGTGTATTGATACCTTCTGTCAATGTACAAACGGATGGCTCTATGACCTCTCCAGGGGTTTCTTTGAGCTTGTTGGCCTTGTAATCAAATGCTTTACTATCAAAAATCTTGATCATAAGCGCCTCCAATTAGGAATAACCGAAATATTAATACCATCTGTTGCGCGAATATTGTTTACACCATGCTCCATGACCAGATTCTTCAAATTGCCGACGTAAGACAATACTTGTATTGATCCATCATTCTTGTAGCATCGAATAATGGCGTCTCTTACGCTAACGTTTGCTTTAGACATGCCAGGCAGTTCAAACGAAACATCATATGATCCACTATCGTTTGATATAGATATCATCACATTTCTCTTTTCAGTATTGCTATTCGTCAATATGTACATCGGCTCACATCGATACCACGAATTATATTCGATTTCCGCAAGCGTATATGAATATAAACCGCCAATCGCATATTCATACGGTGCAAATGTAAAATTAACTTTCGCGATGCCTACCTTTTTGACACTTCTGTCTGCTGATTCAATCTCAACCTTTGACAGATATTTAAACCATTCTAAGCTTGTCGATTCCTGAAAAACTATCTTTTGATCATTGACGTTAAAGCTATATAGCCACTGCTTCAGTAGTGCCCACTGATTCCCCCATTGTCCCTTTTCTTCCTCTAAAAAATAAAAAGAGTATGGGTCTGTATATTCTTTGTATACATTCTCAAATACTCTATCACGGCCATCTTTTCCGATCACTTCATCATACTCATAGTACTTTGGCTGTGGTGCGTTCGCATCTCCTGGAACGATCAACGGTGCGTATCGAGTAGAGCTTTCACCGTTTATGACCAAATGGAATGCATCATAAATTTTTCTCATTTATCTACACTCCTTTCAGCATGTTGTAATTAATAACGCTTTGTGTGGATTGATCACGCATGAATTCAATCAGCGTTCGACCATTAAGTTTGACATCTGTATTTTTGTTAAGGATTGCATTCATGATATTGATTATGATTGCCAACTGCCCTGTAATCGCCGATACACCGCCATTTTCCGTTGGATTAACGGTTGGATCAACATGTATCGCATTGATACCGTTTGTGGCTCTAATAGTAGCTTGCTTAGTCATATCATCAATTGCTTGATTCAATGGTCCAGTATTGGCAGTCACACCAACACCAATTCCAGAAGGCAGATATTTACCAACTTCGTCTGCCATTAACTTTGAAGGTGACTTGATTCCAAAGAACTTTTTGACATTTCCTATTGCCGCTTTGCAGATAGCTTTCAATGCCTGCCATATCTCACTTGCAGAACCTTTGATTCCACTTGCAATACCGCGCACAATATCGCGACCAATAAAACGCCAACCAGCGCCAAGATCAATTGTTTCTTTGATATTCGAAACAATATTGCGCATGATATTACCTGGCAAAGATGCTAATGATCTTAATCCGGAACCTAAAAATTTTACAATACTGGCGCCTAGATTGGCCCATCCTACCGCGGTTATGACACTGAAAATAGCTTCTACTATTTTCCCCGAATTCGCAATTAAATTTGGAATATTTGTGATGATGCCTTGGACAAGCATCAGAATTATCTTCCCACCTGTTAGCAATATTTTTGGCATGTTGTCGTTGATGATACCGCAAATGTCAATCACTATCTGTGGCACATACTGTATCAACACAGGTATCGAATTTATAAGACCTTGAGCAAGCGCAACCGCTAATCTCAATCCAGCATCGACCAGTTTTCCTGAATTTTGCCGTATGTTGACCACTAGCTTGCTGATCATCGGCAGTATCTGAGCCATTAATTTTGGCAATCCTTTTGGCAGACCTTTTGCTAGATTGTCCATCATCTTCACAGCAGAGTCAGTGAATTTCGGACCTTGTGTCATAAGTACGCTATAGATAGCCTGAGGCATGGCAACCATCATATTGCTAATAACAGGCCCTAAATTGCCTAAAAAAGTGCCTGCTGACATGATCAGGTTTTGCATCGATTTCTGCATGGATAGCACAGCATTACCTTCGCCGTCTTTGACACCAGTAAGCGATGCCATAAAATCTTGTGCTGATGCTTTCATCATATTGAATGATCCACTAATTGTCGTTTTAGCTTCCTTCGCCGATGTTCCAGCAATGCCTAAATGCTTCTGCATGACGCTGATAGCGGAAACAATATTAGAAAAACTTAAGTCACCGTCTTTTACAGTAAGATTCAAATCTTTCTGCTCTTTGGTCATTTTTGATGCATCCGTAATTAACCTTTGCATCTCTTCTTTTGTACCGCCATAACCCAATTTAAGGTTGTCCAGCATCATATAGTTTTGTTTGGCAAATCCTTGATATGCGTTCTGGATATCCTGCATATTAGTACCCATTTTGTTGGCGTTATCGGCCATATCAATGACAGCACGATTTGACATCTGAGCAGCTTTTTTGGTATCACCGCCAAGTGACTGTAACATCGATGCACTGAAAGACGTCACTGTCTCCATATATTGATTTGCACTCAATTGAGTGGTTTGGAATGATTGTCGTGCATAGTCCTTTACTCGATTTGCAGAATTTTTAAATAAAGTTTCCACGCCACCAACAGATTGTTCAAGATTTGCACCGGCTGTTATAGAATCTTTTAGAAACTTGCCAATAGCCGCCCCACCAATCACGGTTTTAGCGATAGTCGCAAACTTGCCGCCAAAAGCGCGTCCAGCATTATCTCCTTCGGCACTCATCGGGCCCCCAAGGACACCACGAATGCGATTGGAAATTCCTTCTGCAGATGGCATGATCTGTACGTATGCCTTGCCTAGTGTAGTTCCGCTTGCCATAGACTATGCCACCCCTTTCAATATTTTTTGACGTTCGATTTCGAATTGCTCTACCGTATCAAATGCTACAATGCTATTTTTGTTATCACATTTGCCAGTCAGCATATCCGCCAATGATTCTGGACGATTTTGATTTTTCTGACCATCTTCGGTATTCATCCAAATCAAAAGATTCAGCTGGTCAAAGATACGTGCCAGCAATAGATCGGTCATATCGACATCGACGCCATTCAGCTTTTTAAATATTCTAGAATCAGGCCCTAAACCAGTAGCTAGCATAGCGATATAATCAGCGTCATACTTACGATAGTCATAAATATGATATGTTTCGGCAAGGTCACATATGAGTGCCGATTCATCCGCATCCAGCATACCAGCCAGGGCCATTAGTTTTTTAGTTCATCTGAATTAAATACTTTTCCTAATGCTTCTCCAACATCATTTGCATCAACAATGCCATCTTCATCCTTCAGATGATCATATAAACGTTGTTTCTGGTCTTTTCCTAACAACAACGTGCATACATCAGAAATTGCATAAGGATCTTTCTCTGATTCGCGTAATGCATCCATCAAAAGCATATTCCTTGTACGCTTTTTGTTGATATGCAATTCAAACCCGTCTTTCAATTTGACAGTAATAATATTAGTTTCTTTAGACGCCATTTAGTTAAGCCCCCTTAGAATAGTATTCATAATGTGTTTTTCCATTCTTGTCCGCAGACGCTGTTAAAGTGATGCCGAATCCGACTGCGTCATTATCCTTGTAAGTGATCTTATCCAAATCAGACAATGTAGCATTTGGTACTACGATACGATGCAAGATGCCACCTTTAGCAATCAATTCAAAAACATAGGCATGTGGTACTAAATCATACGCGCTAATATTCACCCTGATACCTGATGATAGGTCACCGGTTACATTGCTATCGCCAAAGACCATCTTTAACGCTTCATCCTTTAATGTTTCAATTAACGTAAAAGCAAATTTATCTTCACGGCCTTTATCAGCCACTAAAACAACGTCTCCGCCCCAAGCTTTTACGTTTTCGGTATCAATCTTATATTCGTTTTCTATACCATCATCTGAGCAGTAACCCGCGTTTTTAAAGGCGGCATCTAATACCGTAGTTGCATCTGTTGGCAATGTTGTTCCTGTTGGCGCCACGAAAACAGATCCACCAACTTTAGGTTTTCCATATGTCACGTTATTTACATTATTTACATCTGTATTTGTTTCCATAAATCATTTCCTTTCTAGTAAGTAAGATCATAGATACACTGATATCTATACCTTTTTGTTGTTGTGTCGGTAAAGTTGTAATCCGAGTTTAATGTAGATGCACCGACCTCATCCAATTGAACGATAGCGTCCAATGTTTTCTTGACCAATTCATTAAGCTTTGCCGCTTCGTACATGGATATCGCATAGCTCTGAACGGCAATCGTTGCATGATTGATCCAATTGTCACGGCTTGCCCCGGTCTTCTCAATCAATACAAAAGAATCCGGCTTTTCTGTCGGTTCTTCAGTATATACTGGAACATCAAGCTGCTGCTTGAGCCAATTTAATACAATTTTTTCAATCAACTTTAACACTCCCTACAGCCTTTGATAATATGTTGGTCTTCTTGTTATAGAATCCGGCCTCATAGGTGTCCGCCTGTACCCGTGCAAAACACCTTTGATTTGTGGTTCCACTTTCAACTGAATATCCTTTTTCGATTGGTGTTGCTTCCAGTGCCGTCTGTGCACACGAATCAATAATTTTTTTCATCTGTGGCGACAACATTAATTCTGCCACGCCTTCTCGATTCAGCTCAAACTTCACATTAGCCACAATATTCAACCTTCACTTTCTTATTCCACCTTAAAGGAATATTTTCTTCAATGCCTTCAGTTGGCATCCCATACGTTCGAAAACGTTTTCCAAATATGATCACATCCATATCGATCCAATCATTGGTATCACCTTTTGGAATAGCAAGCGTATAGGCTAATTTTTTGCCATACAAAGATAAAGAATTAGAAATATCCTCACTGCTTGGCTCACCCACCAAAACATCACGTACGGGTATCTGCTTTTCTTCGTATATTGGTGCTCCAAATGAATCTGTACCTTGCTGTACTTTTTGAATCAGAATAACATCAGTACCTCTGATCATATATCCTCCAGTGGAGAATGCATGCCAATATGATCTCCAATTCCGAGCATTTTCTTTTCTATTTTTGATAGATAAAGCTCACCTACAGAACCGTTGCTTATGGTAAAAGACTGGGAATACCCTAAAGCGGACATGCTTCCCTGTGTAGATCCCACTGGAAAACCGGTCGTGCTTTCACCGTCTCCAAGTACCCGTCTGACCATACGGCATGATACAAGCTTTAAAACGTCGCCATCAATAGTATCCGTATTTTTGCAGTATGCTTTGATAATGGCTCCAGCCTCATCTAATAAAAACGGACATTTTCCCTTTTCAGATTCGGTCATTTCTCTGAATCCACTGATTACATCTTCTGTCGTTGCATACGCAACCATTTATATCACTCCTTTGCAGAGCTTGCTTTTTCTTTTTTTTTCTTAGCTTTTTCTTTGTGGCCTAATTTCTTATATTCTTCTACTCGATCATCAGGGACATACATAGATGTCCCTGTCATCTTGTTAATGAGTTCGATCATTAAGCAGTCACCGTTAATCGATTAAATACGGTCGTATCACAGCGGAATCCCAATTCAATTTCTGCACGAACTGCAAACATATTTTGCTGCCATAAATTGATGGTTTCACTTCCAGATGTGATGGTTGCTTGGTCGGAAATTGTAACCTGTACACCTTCGACCGTTCCATAAATTGCTTTTGTCCAGTCACCAACAAATCCGACTGTATTTGGCGTCCCCGTAACATATGCCCCTTTGGACTGTTTCGTTGGTGCACCTAAAATCATTGGAATAGCTCCTTCAGCTACCGAATTAATAAACAATGGCCGGTTTGTAGTATCTGTTGCGGTCAACAAAATGCTCTTACAACGTGGTGAAATCACATAACCATTCACGATTCCGTCATGTTCCGAAATATCGAGATCAGCAGCAACCAAGCCCTTATATGCATCTGTTTTGATATCTTGACCGGTAACAGCTTTTAACGTATCAAAGTCTTCGCCTGGCTTATCAACCTTTCCAAATACTGTTGCATCAAATTTATTAGCTAATGCCAATGGCAGACGTGCAACCAATGCATCATATAAAGCAGGAATATCTCGCTTAAACTCCATAGAGAATGGTTCAATAACTGCTAATTTATAAGCAACTAATTTTTTTGTATCCACTGTTGCTGAAGATACTGGCTTGCTGTCCCCTTCTTTGACCCATGCAGCTTCTGGATCTGACAAAATAACTGGAATTGATACACCTGTTCCAGGCAATTGGACTTGCCGTGCCAACTGCATAACTGCTGATTGTTCTTGTGTGTTCTGCAAAATTTCGCTAGATACCTCAGTAGGTAACTGTAATGATTGTCTTGTTAAATTTGCCATATACGTTCCTTTCTAAAAATTTTCATTCATCCAATCTTTAAATAAATCTCTGGTTTTTTTACCGGAAACATGAGAAGGCTCACCAGAATCCTTCACTTTTGGATATCCATTTGGATTCGCAAATTTCAAAATGGCTTCTGCTTGTGTTTTACACGATTCTTCATCATCACCAGATAAAAGATCATATGGTACCCCTGTTTCCTTCGATACTTTCATACGCAGATCTCTGACCTTATTTGATTTTGTGATCTGATCAAGCTGTGCCTGCAGTGCATCGGCCTTCTCTGTTGCCTTTTGAAGCTCCGTTTTTTCTGCTTCTTCCATTTCATCAAATTTCGTGGCTTTCGCCTTTAGATCATCATAATCTGCATACTTGTTTTTAACTTCTACGATACGTGATTGAACAATGCGATTTACATCATCCTGCGTAAAAGTTTTTTCCCCTGTTTGAGGGTCGTTTCCCATATTGGTATTTTGTTCGCTCATATTTTCCTCCTTGAGCTGTAGCTCCATAAAATGGATAGTCTTATCCTCGTTTATGGCACGAGTTGCCATATAAAAAGATGGTCATTGCTGATCATCTTTGTTATCTATATTTCTCTTTTAAAATTCCTGCACTCAGTGCAGATTCCCGTGAAATTTCGTATGTCACTAATATATCACTGCATATACGATTCGTTCCTTTGATGGTAATACGATCTCCAAGACATCCAGAACATAACTCCAATGATAATAAATAATCAAGATCTTTAAACAAGCTAAAATCAATCGTAAATTGGTTTATTTTTGTTCCAACCAATTCCATGTTTTTCTCCTTTTTTTAATGAATCAAACTATGCCAACAAGCCACGAAAAAAGCACCCACAATGGTGCTTTGCATAAAATCACTTAATGGCCATTTTCATCCGTGATGGTAAAGTCACCAGCATAGGTGGTAAATTTTCGCAACGGGTTTTTCTTTGCCAACTCTCTTGCCTTTTTTATTTCATTTAAATATTTATCTATTGCTTTTTCAGCTTCTTCATATGTCGAAGAATGATGATCCATATAAGATTTTATTAGCTGTTTACGATTATGTTTAATCATTTGGAATCACCTCCATCTCGATCATTTTTTTACCATCCATCTCTCCTACTTTCAATATACGGCATTTCGTATCTCTTTTCAAAAGAAATTCATATTCCGCATCACGATATTGAGAAAGTGAATTTATATATGCACCATTTCCATTTCCTTTTGGAACATTAATTTTAAATACAGTAAAGTTATCATCAACACCATCAAGAACGCCTTTATATGATGCCGCCGTACTCATATATGCTTTATCGTTATAAATTTTTCCAATGCAATTATTCACATCCATTCCTTGAAGCCCATTTTGATCAACAACACGATATACAGTAATGTTATCGTTCAATCTAGATTTAGATATTGCTTTATCAATATTAGTAATCGATTTATTAACATCAAGGTCATCATCAATATTTGTTCGCAAATTCAAATTTATATCTGTAAAATCTGTTCCAGTATATCCATCAATAGCCTTTTTTTCAGAATCTGAAAGTAATCCTGTCCATCTTTTTTCTTCTTCTTTAAAATATTTGTTTGCCTCTTCGCCAGAATCAAATACTTTATAAGTAGATTTATTCTTTGCATATAAGGCTCTCCTTCTAGCATTACGATTATCTTTGATTTCATCGTATTTCTTTCTACGCATAGAATTTAACTTTTCTTCAATGGTGTCGCCTTCGGCATTCTCTATTTCTTCTCTAAACTTTTCCGGATTATACCCTTCAACTGTGCTTTTTCCATCAAATCGTATCGCAAATTCACAATCACAATTATTGTGGATATGGCCTAAATATCTATTGCCATTATTCAAATTAGCATGAAGCCACCCAAAACTAGATAAATACTTACAATAAACGCATGAATCACCGTGATTGATCCATGCGTATTCTGCACCATCTCTTTTAGCGTTTTGTAGCAACGTATCGGATGCTGATTTTTTGACCAGACGACCTATCGCATCAGCTGGACCGTTTAATTTATCCTTTGTCCCATTGATGGCACGGGCAACATCTGACATTTCTGGTAAATCTGCTGGAACAGCACCAAGCACATTGGCATTTTGTAGTTTAGCCAACTGATCATACATCTGACACGCCAGCTCGGATGATGCACCACCATAACGATTGACTAATGAATATGCATACTCAATGATTGGATACATATCTTCTGTTCCATGCAATTGAATATACTCATTCAATAGATCAGATGCCTTTTGATTGATTTGTGACAGCCTTGTCACATAATCAAGCCACTCCGTCGATGTTATCCGCATCCTCTTTATCCTTTACATTAGAATTCATTGATTTTACTACATTGGAATTAAACTCTTGCTGAATGACCAAATTTCCTTGATTTCTCTTTTCCTGTGCCTTGATGCGTCGAATATCTGCTTGATCAAATCCAACCATTTCCAAGAATACATCCGTTGCCCCAAAGCCTTGACGTGTTGACGCAATTTTGATTGCAGCATCGGCTGTTACAGCAACTGATGGCATAGCTGGATTCTTGAAATGAGGAATGATATTTCTATCATTGTCTTCCAATTCATTCAAACTGCAATTTTTAACAACTGCCTGTGCCATTTCTGCAATGGTCTTCAATGATTTGGCATTTCCAGCATTGAGCTGTTCAGCCAATGAAACCAATGTCTGTGATTGTGCCAGGATCGCATCCGATGAAGTCGGATTGGCATCATTGACAACACCTGTATCAGTTACTGTCAATCCAGTTGCAGCACTGAACTGTGTAGCTAATATCCTAAGCATCTGCACATGCGGTTCGATCGAACCTTGAGAAAATTGACCAACCGTAGGTTTTTCACCGGTATCTGGATTGCTCGTTGAAACAAGAATACTTCCAATATATTGTCTGAATTTATCAGATATAACTGCATCATACTGATCATCGGTCAGGCCAAGCATATACTTTTGGGGACTGGTCGAAAATTCAAGACCAATCGTTGCATTGGCAACTGTCCGCACATATCCCTGAATCAACCGACGTACAGACTCTTTGATTCTTGAACGTCCAAACGGTTTTCGACTGGTTGCATTCCATATCATGGGTTCCATCAATGGCCTTCCCATTCGATGCGGATGCTCAATTGCTTCCCATCTGCTATCGATTTTGATAAGTTCCCAAATTGAATCATCTGTGTATAGGTTGATATGTGACGGTGACCAAGTCTTGTCTTTTTCATCTTTTACGGTATCGATAATAGCCATTCCACATTCGATACGGCCTTTTTCTCCGTTCCATAAGGCCGACGCACTCATTGGCGAATGGAATCGAATGCGACATTTAATATCATCATCCGCGGAAAGCGTCGCAAATGTACAACCAAATTGAAGCTCATCACGACATGCTTTCATATATTCAGACACAAGATTGTTTGCGTTCATGATACTCATGATTTCATCTGCATCATTACCATCCATACTGACAAAACCATCGAACATGGACCTGGATGCCAAAACATCAACACATTTTGCACCCCATTCACAGCTGATTTCTAAATTTTTAAATCCTTTTGGTATGGCAAGCCCTAGATTGACCTCCGATAAAGGTATATGACCTTCATAGTATCTTGCCTTGGTTGCGTTTTTGCTGTTGTGATAATTAAAAACTTCAATCAATTGTTGCAACTGGATACGTTCCATTTGGCCAAGCCCGTCAACTTGATCGGGAACAATCGTTAAATTTATCATCTATCCAATCCTCATCTTTCTATGTGGATCTCTTTTTGATTCTTTTGCACCCCAAAAAGCCAATGCGCATGCTTCGATTGGAGATGAATCATCTCCACCAAAGGCCCATCCACCGCCCAATGGCCGTTTGATTGATGTTAATGCACTATCGCTTAAGGCATCCTGGTATTCATACCAAGTTATAGAATGTTCATTGATGGCATCCGTCAATAAACTAACCGATGCCAATACATCCTTTACCCTTGGCCGTATGATCGACCCTTTTGCACGCCAAGTATCAGAAATACGATCAACAAGCACATCGACACCGTTTCTTCCGTCAATCACAACACAAGATGCCTGATGATACCTTTCGTTCAACCAATCAGACAGCCATCGGATACCCTGCCCTGTCGGTTTACGACTGATAAAGGAAATTCTTGGCTTATTGTTGGACCCAAATGGTATAACTGCGCCACATAGGCACACTTCAGAACCATCCGAACTGAACTTCACACCATAGGCCGTTTTCCCATTTGGTTTTGGCTCAAGAGATGCACATGCTTCCCATGCTTCTTTATGAATTGCCGAATCATCCTGTTCGGTTATTGCCGGGCTCCACCATCCAAGGCGCTCACGTGCAAAACCGTCTGCACTCATCGTTCGGCACTCTTCGGCAGTAAATTCTTCTGATAGGTGGTACCCCAAAGATGGATTCGTGCTATACCAAACGGATGAATCTGCAATATTGATATCCGTTATACTGTTACCATCAACGGACCACTCATGCCACGCGTCGTGCGGTCCTGGATTCTGCAATGATGTGGTACGTCTTCGTCGGAATACTTCTCCAGGACATCGAGGGTATGGTGGCGTACCTGTATAGATGATCTGTCTCGTACCAGTAGCACTAGCAGCCAATGTTGCCATGATGGCTTCCACTTGATCATCTGTTAATTCCTGTGCTTCATCGTATATGACCAATGAGATCCCGTCGAAACCACGAGCAGCCTGTCTCGATCGGGCAGAATATTCAATGACACCACCATTGTTCAGTTCGATACCTTCTTCACCATTGGTAAAGGATATCCGTGACACCTTATCCATGATTTCTGGATGGTTCTTATTGGTGAACATCTGAACTAAACGTTTAAATGATTTTTTGGCCGTCTTTACCTGGTGAGCCGTATGCAGGATCTTTTCACCATTAATGATAAGACCAAAAAACTCGCGTGCCTCAAGACAAACATTTTTACCATTTTGCCTAGGCACCGCAAGTCCTGCCGATGTCATTGTATATTTTTCGTTTTCATCAAGACCTAACCAACAATCAACGACCAACTGTTGCCATGGATCAAGCTTAGATCCATATGCTTCCATCAAATCACATGCATCTTGTCCATCTGAATGTGTTCTTTTTGGTTCGATCTTGATTCGAGGTTCTTGAGAACCTTTTAAGCTTGCGATTGTCTTCTCTCCTTGATGATATCCAGCATGTTTTTATGCTTCAATTCTTCTTTCTGCTCGTTAGCCACTTCTTCTGGAAGACAGTCAAGCAACTTGTTCATGCCAAGAATATAAGACTTCCAAAGGTTTTCATACGACTTAAAAAGAGGATTCTCTCGATATCCACTTTGACCACCGCCATTATTGTATTCAACAATGATTTTTTGCTCACAAGCTTCTTCTCGAATATCCTCAAGTTTGATCTGCATCCATGCCACATTTTGTATGATTGGCAACATAATTTTGATGGATTCATCACTAAAATTGTTCAATTTTAATAGGTTTTTTAGCTTATTTTGGGCCCTTTTTGACCTCTTTTTTACTGTATCTTCCAACCTTATATGTCACCTCTTCTCAGACCACCCCCTGCCACCCCTTGGGTTCGGGGGTATATCGGCGCTGACGCGTGAGCTCGCCGTCAAGTTAAAGGAGGCTAACCTCCCCACATTAAAATTAATGAAAATTTTTTCACCAATCACCATCTGATATTGGTTTTTTCTTTTTTATACTTAATGATTCGATTTTAAAATCAACTTTATTAGACTTCCATGCATTGCAACAATAGTGAGCCGCTTGCAGATTGTTCCAATCTTCTGCTGCATCTCGAGCACTAGCATATCCAAACTCTTTCCATCGACTAACAGGCTTTATCTCGTCAACCACAAAGCTTAATGGATGTTTATAATCACTTGGCTCATCATAGTGGATTGGACCGTACCTACCATGGCATATACCGCATTCACATCCCATGGCTTTTAATCGGGCACGGTGCTTCCTACGTAGGGTACCATTTGCATACCGTACATTTTTCATACCCCCACCCTCTTGCAACTTAAGTATTCTTTAATTTTGTTTTTGATAAGATACTATTGATTGCCTTCATTTCATTCCGCTTTTGCGTACTGCTATAAGATGGTAAATGATTAACGCCATGTTTAAATACATCTTCGCTTTTATAGTTTTTACTCAGCTTTCTTGCCCTTTTCCCTTCAGCTTCGTGAATCATCTTTTGCATCTTATTTAATTTTTGCCGATTAGCATTCCATTGCTTTCTGGCTCTGGCATTCTCTTTTGCACTTCCCATAAGCATGTTTCTTCCTAAATCAGCTTGCTTCTTTAACAATGATTGATAGCTGTCTTTCAAACTGGTTAGGTTTGCACCAGCACCAGCACCACCACTAAATGACGCTCCTCTTCCGCCCATATTTCCGTACCCTTTCTATACGCTCATTCGTAAACCAAACAATTGGTGTTCCGTATGTCTCTATTTGTATCTTCTTGCCATAGCCTAATATCTTTGTTGGATTAATTGCATCTATCATATTGATAATGCCATCTCTAAGTATGCTGTTTGCCAAGTCATCGTTGATGCATCCAATGGTTGAGATAGCAACGATTGACCCTTTTTCAATCCCATCAAAACAAAAACTATATGTGCTAGGCTCTGCCCACGAAATAGTAGGTATCACATTTACTCCATTGGATTGCATATATTGACCAATCAGTCTAGATCGATACACGTTCCATACTTTCATAGCCAGTGGCATATCCATGTACAATGAAAAATCTGGTGAAAACACACATTGAAATTGACTAAGCTTGTTAACGTACCTATCCGGTTGATTCCAAAGTCGCTCAAATTGGTAATCATCGATAAACATGTGAACACCGCAATCAACGTCCTTTGCTGATAACACTTCATTAAAGCCAATTAATCTACTTGGAGTAATGTTACATTTTCGTATTATCGGCATTTCATAAAATCCGTCAGTCAAATCAGGATTGTAAATATTCAAGTTATATTTTTTGTATGTTAATTCTCTTCCAGGCATAGACTATAAAAAAGATAGGCACGAATTAAGGCACACCATAATAGATGTGCCTTGTGTGCGTATCATACAGTTACTTTAATGTAACTTAGTACACTATTAATGTATCACTGTTTGGTGTGACATTGTGTGACATCTTTTAAAAGAATCTTTTGAAACTCTTTTAATGCATCACCATGAATCCTATGTATATGCCTTATTGAGTAATTTAATTTGTTGCTTATGTACTCCCAACTCTTATAGTGTACATATCGTTCGTATAAGATAGTTATATGGTTTGCATCAGATAACTTATCAATCTTTTCAATAGCTTCTTTCTTTGCCAACACAAGCATATCGATTTGCTTGTTTAGCTCGTCTTTAAGCTCAGTCAAGCGCATGATCATGTGAGCATTATGTTCATTGTCTTTGTATCCCGAAGTTGTTCCATCGCTTCCAAATGATATTGATCCACCTTCTATTTGAGCTTGTAGAATTGCAATTTCTTCGGCTTTCTCATTTATTTGAATTGAGATATTGCGTATCTGATTAAGATATTGTTCTGCATCAATCATTTTGCAACTTCTCTTTCTGTTTGATATAGTCTTTAACAATTTGATATGCTCTTTCTGTTTGCTCATTGTAATAATCATTTTGATGCATGGTCCAGCGGTCGGCCATACGTTTGAGCCAGTCTAAGCTATTGCAAACATTTTCAAAATTGTATTCTGCCTTATATTCTTCTTTTTTTGTATGTCGGCAATCGCCACCATTCCAATAGCAACCGGTTTTTTTGCAATCTTTATTTTTTGATGGATCACATAAATATATTTTTGGCAGTTTATTTTCCTGTGCTTCCAAATCCTGAATCTCCTCTTTCCGTATCTTCAAAATCATCGACTAATTCAAGCATCGGCAGCAAGCATGGTTGTATGATTAGTTGGACAATCTTATCTCCTTTTTCAAACACATACTTTTTCTTGCCATGATTGTATAGCTTAACAACGATCGGTCCAGTGTATCCACTGTCGATGACTCCTCCATGGGATACAATACTATGATTTACATTTAATCCCGATTTGCTTTCTAATTTGCCGAAATATCCAAAAGGAATTTCTACATGAACGCCAGTGTTGATTGTTACACTGTCATTTGGATAGATTACAACACGTTTTGGTGTACGCAAGTCAAGTCCTGCGGCTGCGTCATATTCTCTTACTGGCATGTATGCTCCTTCATCTAAATTAATCTTCATTGTTATTCTCCTCATTCATTCTTGCTCCAATCCAATTTCGTTCCACAATTCGGACAGTAGTTGCAATCTTCAACTTCGCTCAAGATTGTGTGACAATTTGGACATGTGTAATTGTATACACAATGCTTATTGTTCTTTTCATTTATTTTCCTTTCATAATATTGACACCAATGATTTTTTTTAAATGTCCAAATTCTTCTATTACAAAACACTTCTTTGTACCTTTCCTTTGGTTTCTTTGAAAATATTGCTCTTTTGTAGTATAGTTTTAGCTTTGCATATTTGCAGTTTTTGCACTTGTCGAAAATCATTATTCCACCCCGAAGATGTATTTCTTGATTCTATCTTTTCCGATAATTTCAACTGCTTCTTCGGCTTTTTCTTCTGAATCAAAGTAGATAACTCCTTGGTCCATCTCATATGATGACCATAATATTTCGATTCCTCCAGACGCTGGTCTATATTCAAAGAACCAGTTAGCTTTTCCTTGCTCAGTTTTTCTTTTTCCACCTAATCGAATCATTTCCGTTTCGATTTTAATCCGTTCGAGCTCGTATTCTGCTTCTTTTTTAGTCAAGAAGCAATTTCCTAATTCTCTTTTTCCTAAATCATACCCGTTATCATAGAAAATAGTCTGATATGTCTCACCTTCAAACATATTAATTGCATAATAAGTATCTCCCTTTTGCAATTCCCATACGGTTTTAGGCTTTTCAATGTATAGGTCAAACATATCTTCAATCATTTCGTCTTCGTCACCATCATCATATCTAATACTGTAGTAGTACTTGTCATTAACGAAGCTATAATCAGAAATTCCAATGACAACGGCATTGAATTTAAATTTGTTGCAATATACTCTATCTCCAACTTTAAATTTTGGTTCTTTGATTTCAATCATTGTTACACCTCAACATAAATTTCTGATTTCTTTTTTAATGTGTTTCCACATTCCTTGCCGTGTATATCCATACTTCTCTGCCACATCCCACTGATTCATGCGGAATATGTACAGATCAAACAGTATGTTCTGGTCACGTATATCAAGCAGTTCGATCAATCTGCACTCATAAATGCGTTTTTGATAGTATTGTATTTCTCTTTCAACGTGCTCTGCCTTTTGCATCAATCCAAGTGGACTGATGTACTCATGTTCATACTTTGGCATTGGTAATGTTGATTGTTCCTGCTCTCTAGTAAGATTCACATTTGCATGCGATAAGCCTAACTTTTGGTGATTGATAACCTCCAATTGTTGATTAAGCTCAATAATACGATGACAGCAATAATTGAGTGATTTTAAATCATTTAATGCTTGTAGCTCTCTTGCCATGCGCCTACCTCTTATATTGATAAAATTGGCTTTTATCCAAACACCATACTTGTCCATCATCAAACTGGACATCATATAGCTCACCTAGGTCCATCTTAGTGATATGGATAACAACTCCAATTTGACCAATATAGTCCTTTTTTCGTTTGCCGTTTTTGCTAACTAGAAAGTCTTCGTATGAATGTATAAGTTTTTTGAACTTAACCCTAGTCACATTGTTCTGCGCTTCCATTTACACACTCCTTTAATGCCTCATATGCCTTGTTTACAAGGTCTAATTGAAACCCTGAACCACATCGAATCGTGTGATCATATGCAATTTTATACAAATATTCTAAAGCATCATTTTTGTCCATATTGCCTTGCCTCGCTCTCTCTTTTTTATTGTCAAATAACTCTATATTATTTTACATTTGGATTTCATTGCTCATAGCCTTTAACCGTGCCGTTTCAGACCGTTTTTTCAAACCAAAAACTTTGTATATTTTTTAGGCCATAAAATCATCCGTTTTTCCACAGTTCATCCAGATGTTTTTTCTTCTGCTTTTTTGTCGATTTCGAATAAATTGATGTCGTATCAAGACTGGAATGGCCAAGTATATCTTTCAGCTCTGTCACGTCTCCAATCTGTTCCATGAAACGTGTTGCGAACAGGTGCCTAAATGCATGCGGATGAATCTTGCTTAGCTTGATGCCTCGACATTGACCAGCCACTTGCTTCAACCCTCTGTATACGCTCATATAATCCACATCAAACAGCTTTCCTTCATCGATTCCAGTGCCATCTGCGTACGATATCAATTCACGTCTAAGCTTCGTATCAACGATGATATCCCTTGTCTTCCCTTTGTTTCGTACCGTGATATACGGCCCTTTTCTAAGACTTTCTATCGTAAAATACTTTAATTCGCCGATTCGGATACCTGTTTCACCAAGTATTCTCATGATGTAATACATATCCATCTCATCCTTCTTTTTGGCCATTCGAAGCATCCTTTTGTACTCTTCCTTGGTTATGACATCTTCAATCGATGCTTTTTCCTGGACCTTGATATTTTTAACGGCCAGTTTTGAATCAAACCGTTTCAAGCGTGATAGATCATCAATGTTTGATTCACAATATTTGACCAATTTGTTGATGATAACAATTTCATTGTTGACCGTCTTTGGACTGTATGCATCAATCAGATGGCGCTTGTAGTTGATCATGGTCATCTTCGTGACATCGCCATCCGGGATATACTTCAAGAATTTATTGACCGCGCATTCATAGCGCTTGATCGTGTTCTCACTTTTTTCATCTTCAAATTCGAGATCCAGCCATTCCTGTTTCTTGTTTTCAAGATCCTGTTTATTCATGATTGTGCTTTTTCAAGGAAAGTAAAATTATCAACCACAACTTCTGTCACATACTTCTTGGCGCCATGATCATCATCATATTGCCTTGTCTGTATTCGCCCTTCCACACCAATCAGAGACCCTTTATGAAGATATTTAGCCATCGTCTCGGCCAGTCGTCCCCATACGACACAATTGATGAAATCGGCTTGCTGCTGTCCTTCTCTGACAATGCTTCTAGCTACGGCCAACGTAAAAGGCGCAACACTGGTGCCTGAAACCGTGCTGCGCAATTCAATATTTTTTGTCAATCTTCCTGTTAATACTGCTCTATTGATCATAATTTCCTCTTTTCCTTAAACTAAAGCTTTTGCTATTTCGATTGCCTTTTTTGCTATTCTGGCGGTCTCGTCTACACCAAAATTGATTGTCATCAGTTCGATAAGTAATTCACTAAATTGCTTTGAAAGTTCAAAACTTTGCTGTGATTGTTTCAATGCATTAGTCATAACTTTGTGAGTGTAGAATTGATCTTCCATTTGCTTTTCGACTGTTGCTTTTTTCATCGTTTTCCTCCTGGCATTTCAGGGATTGGCATCCAATGAGTGACCCCATTCTTTTTGTTCCAATGACTTTCAGTCCATCTGTATGATCCATCAGCATGTAAATTGATAATATATTCTCCAAATTCTCCATTATCACCACGTTCTTTTTCAAAATAACAATCTATTATTCTTTTTTCACTTTTACCAAGATACACAAAATATACATCATTCGTTTTTGGCAATTTATCATCAACACTAATCCAATTACCAAATTTAACGATGTTAGCTTCTTTATCTGCAATCGTGCATGCTTCTTCTAGCTTCCCCAATGCCCAGTGTATGCCATTTCCAAAAGCAATTTCATTTTCATCGATCAAACTTAAAATAGTATTAAGCGCCATAATGTAGCTTTGCTCTTTGCATAATTCATTCATTTTTTTACCTCTTTATCGTCATCAAATGTATCTAAGATCATACATTTTTTTCTTGTATCTGCTTCTGCAAATGTCAGATACAGTCTGGTAAGAGATGTATAATTCATTTGCAGCCGCCCTTGAAGAAGGCCAACGCTTTACAAGGTGCCCATCTTCAAACAATCCAACTTCTTTTCCAAGCGATTTTCTATTGTTGCTAAGAATATATTTCTGCCTGTCAACTATCTTGATTTTCTTGATATTCCATGTATCACTTTTGAGAAGCACGTACTGATCATTTCGAAGATCTAGATAATATTTTGCATATACTCTTGCTGCCTGAAATGCATCAAATCCACCAATCCGGACTGTCCAAATACCGTGATGCAAATATGGCATGAGTTCGTGCTTTTTGCCCGAACGGATGTACAATCGATAAAATCTTCCATCACATGTCACGTACCATCTAGATGGACACCTTGACGCATTTAGTTCAAAAAACTTATACTCTTTGAACTTACTCGATTCTTCGTCTTCATCTACTTCCACTAGATAGCAGCCATGATAATCTTTATTTTGATATACAAACCTTTCAAATCCACAGTTTGTCAGGCCAAGCTCATCCATCACCTCGCCGGATGTGATGATACCTCTGACATTGGTAATATCTTTTCTGTCGAGCATGTAATATCTTTTGCTTCTTTTTTCCGGGTTATAAGCCATATTGATCATCCTTTTTTGGCGGCTGTTTATATTTTTTCAACCATTTTCGATAGCATGTATAACTGCAAAAATATATGATTCTTCCATGATCCTGCGTCTTATACAGCCAATCCCGTTTATATGTGGACGTCAGCTTCACCTTTCCACATACCGGGCAAGCTATCTTTTCAAATTCAGATATCTGCATATTTTTTTCACATACCTGAATATTTTTCAAAGATGATTCTTTGTCCACAGCCTGAGCAGTATCTATCTGACGGATATACAAACTCACCACACACCGGACATCGATAAAGATTCATACTGTCCGGAATGTGTCTTGCAATCTTTGGTGCATATCTCACACTGCTGTAAAAGCTGACATTTTTGATTTTTCTTTTTCTTCTATTTCTAGCCACAATCCAATACCTCGCTTAAAATAACCTTCCCTGCACATTGACTGATTTTATGTATTTTCCAAACACCTGGAACAAAGACTGTTCATCAAGAACGGATGCTCCACATCCAAACATCTTTTTCCCATGGCTGATGCTGTAATGATATACATCAGAGCCATAAAACTCTTTCGGTTTGATGTAGACAATGAATTTGTAGCCATTATTTTGAAAGCTAATGGCATCATTGCCAATGTATTCATCCAAATGTGTCACAACTCCGTATCGCTCTTCAATGTCTTTCCTAAGGTCCATGAGATTGAGCATCATTTAACCCTTCTTTCATTTTTTCGATTTGTTGGATCAGTTCATCACTTGCTTGTTCCTGACCGATATCGCTATACCAATCCGGATAATCATTTGTTTTCTTTTTTTCATTGCGGCTCCAATTTCTAAATACCGCTTTCCAATCAACGATTGGTGCATTACCGGTCGTCCAATTAATTGCATTGTAGTAATCGTAGAAACGTTCAGGGTCCACCGATGAATGGATCTCATTTTTGTAAGCGATGATTTCATCCAGAGTTGGTGGCAACTTTCTCTCTACTCTCTCTTTATTCTTTATATTCTTATCATTCTTTACATTCTTGTTTGTTGCCCTTTGATTGCCCTCTGTTTGTCCAATGGTGTGCTCATCGTCTGCCTTTTGTGTGCCTTTTGTTTGCCCTATTGATTGATACAAATCGTAGTTTAGTACCATTATTAGGGTGTTTCTGTTAGTACTTTTGCTTGCCACATCTCCCGTTTTTTCCAATTTTTTCAAGCTATTTCTAACCTGTTTTACAGTTAGTCCAGTCTGAACCGACAAACTACCATAACTGGTAACCAAAGAGCCACGCTTTATGACCTGTCCGCGCCATCTCTGATCAGTATGATTGGCCATCAGTAGCAGATGTATAAACAAAGCTTTGGTATTAACATCTGTGTACCATTCCCAGTCTATGATCTTCCGATACAGCTTTATAAATCCCTCATTCATATGATTCTCCTAGAATTGAGAAAGGTGATCCATCACATTAAGTATGGTTCCAACCCCGCTCAATCCTGTCACATTGAATACTGCTCTAACGCCATTATCAAAGATGGCAATAACTTGTTGTTTGTTTCCATATCCGGCATGCTGCACATACCGTAGCTCTTTTAAATCATTGAGCTCATTGGTACATGCTAAAGCGTGCTGCAAATGATCCAATATGATCTGTTTATTTTCATCAAACATATGATCCATCCTTTCCAAACGGCCATTCCTACTGGACTGCATACGGTCTGAAGATGTGGTAGCAAATTTGAATGAATATTGAAGGAAAATAATGCAAAGAAACTGTAAATACGTATCAGCCAAAGGCATTCATTCATCTTATATAGACCATACACAGTACAGTAGAAATGACCGGAATGTTGTGCTAAAATATATATGTTATTTATTCGCGACTGATCTATGTATCAGTTGCTTTTTTTATTCCCATTTTTTTAACTTCTGAGGCCGTTGACGGGAAAGCACGAATGAATATACTCGATGGTATCAGATATCTTTTATTCATTGTTTTGGATAGAAATTGATATTCTTCAGTTTCACACCATTTTATGCCGTTATTACCAGGCCTTTGCTGCAAAAGACGAATGCTATCATATGCAGTTTTTTCACTTACGTGAAGCAAATATGAAACATCTTTATAGTTTAGATATGGCTTCATTTTTTACCATCCTTTCCTTTTATGCTTGCCCACAGATATCTGCCTGCCAGTTGATCGCCATCATTTTTTTGCCGATATAGAAATGGCTAGAGTTTCAGATTGACAGACAGGTATCTGCAGACAAACACCATCGATTTATCTAACTAATACACCATGCTGTTATTGCGAGCATCACATACAGCATTGCAGCTGCAATAAATGCTGTACTTACAATTTCAATCAAAGGTTTGATAAGCTTTGATGATTTCTTTTTTACAGGCTTTGGCTTTAATGCCTCAGCCTCTCTTTTTGCGGCCATATCGTTGATATGACGCATCATTTCATAATCCATAACTATTTCCTTTCTGTTACAATCTTCTTAGAAATTAGAAAGATTGGTGATTATCATGTTCAACATCATAATGAGATTTAGGATGCATTCCCTTTTGAAAAAATTAAATAATGCTTACTACAATAATGAAGATTTATTAAGTGTATGCAACTTGCCATCTGATCTAAAAACACTGGTTGCTTTGGAACAAGCAAACTGCATATCCATATGTAAAGCATGGGGTGGTACCATTGTTGATATAAAACTAGGCAACAGCTCAGAAATATATCTTATTGAACGTTCTGAAATATGGCTTAATCGTATACTTTCTTATATTGCAGGCATCATTACAGCTGTTATCGTGCCGTTCATAGCACAGCTAATAAAACACGTATAAGCACAACTGTAATGATCCCTAATACAAAGAATTTAAAGTCCATAATGTTTCCTTTCTGTTACAATTGAAACGAATCGGATGCTTTCAATCTGTTCTAAAAAGAAATCATTTGTTTTCCGCACGAATAAATGAAATCAGTATCACGATCTGACAAATCAACGTGCATATGTTGCATATAATTGATAAATTTGTTGTGTCCATATAGGCCTCCTTAATAATTTTTTCTGTTACAATCCCCTTGAAAGGAGGAAAAACAATGGATGAAAAATTAAAACAATCAGTAAATTCAGCATTAGCTCCAACTATTAAAAATTTGCAAGAATCTCTTAAATCCAGTATCTTGACATACAATTCTGAATATTTTGAACGTATTAGTAAAAACGTTTCTAATGCCTTCAATGATTCTCCAATAGCTAACAAAATAACATCAGAATTTATCGATACAATTAACGAACTAGTATCATCTTTAAATTCAATAGACTTGGACAGTTATAGTGAAGATGATATTGTTCCCAATGAAGTTGCGAATGCTGTTAAAAAAATAGTTACTTCACTCAATGAATTGCCTAATAATAAACAAAAATTAAAACAGATAATTATCAAAGAGCCGATAACGCGCACTGATATTTACAATTTGATACTCATCTTACTGACAATCTTCACTATTTTGAAAGATTAATGATCATGCTTAAAAGCATAATTAAAATCAATACAAATTGATAAAAAGTGCATCTATCAAATTGCCTCTTTAGACTTTGAATTTCACGATCAAGGTCTTTTATTTCATATTCATCATCAACGATTGCTTTCCAATTGTCTTTATCATCTTTAAAAATTCGCGCGATTATTTCATTACTTCCTTTTTTCGTAATTGTAAATTGCTTGCCTTGATTCATATATGCCTCCTGGTCCTTTCTATGATTTTCCATTTAATTTAAGTCCTATTTTATAGGACATTATATTCAAAAAAATTAACTCTTAACTGCAATATTTTCATAAGGAATATCAAATACATTATGGATTGCAATAAACTCAACGGCTAACATTTTTGACGATCCAGTTGCAATTCTGTTATATCGATCTAATGAAATTCCTAGCAATTTAGCTGTTTCTTCTCTAGATTTTCCAGCATTAATACGAATAGCTTCGATATAAAGTTTTTCCATTTTCGTCCCTCCTAGTCCTGTAATTTAGGACTAATCCTATTGTATAGGACTTTATTGCATATTGCAAGCTATTTTTACAATATTCTAGGATTTATTACTAGACTTTAGGAATATTTCATTTAAAATATGATTAAGGAGGAAAAGTATGACCTTAAACGAAAGAATTGGTTATGAGTTACGAAGTCAAAGATTGTTAAGAAGAATGACGATTCAACAAGTTGCCAATAAATTAGGTAAAAGTAAAAATACTGTCTCATATTATGAACTTGGAAAAATCAAAATTACTATTAATGATTTAATTGATTATTGTAACGCCGTCGGATGTGACTATATTGAAGTATTAAAAAAAGCTAATGGTGAATGGGATAACACCATTCACCAAGATATAACAGAATAAGAGCATATTATTTAACATCAAATCCAATAACTAATAGCCCTTAATCAATAATCAATATAATCGCTAATTAGACATCATGTATGTCATTAAATAAAAAATAATAAAAGGAGTTAATCATGGAATTACAAGAAAAAATGTATCAATTAAGCGAAAGAATCAAATCGTTGAAGGACAACATTGAAACAGAAGAAGCAACCAAACAATCGTTTATTCTTCCGTTTTTTCAAGTCTTAGGTTATGACGTTTTTAATCCACTTGAATTTGTGCCTGAATTTACAGCTGATGTAGGCATCAAGAAACATGAGAAAGTTGATTATGCAATACTGAGAGATGGTCAACCAATAATTTTAATTGAAGCAAAATCATGTAATGAAAAACTTGAGAAACATGATTCTCAGCTTTTTAGATATTTTGGTACAACAAAATCTAGATTTGCTATTTTGACCAACGGTATCGAATATAAATTTTACAGTGATCTT